TATTACCCATTCTGCGAAGCTCTGAGATTAGTCTAGGTTCTGCTGAATCAAAATAAATTATATTACGTTCTACTCCTACTTGTTTAAAATGGTTATGTAAATCCTGAGTAGTCATCATTGTCCTGTACAAATGTTCTTTAATGTACAAGTTATAATCTTTTCTGTACACGCTTACAAGTGTACTAGGGTCATTTGTATATCCAGCATCTGCACCATAAGAAACAAACTCAGCATCATCAGGAATTTTACTTACCTCGTGATAATTAAATATAGTTGATTTGCTTATTCCTTTTTCACCTAGTCCATATATCTGCCAATACTGTTCATCTGTGTCCCTTAGTCTTTCTATCTCATCTTTAATTGATATGTTTAAAAATGGATTGTCTTTGTATGTCGTTTTGTAAAACTCAACATCATCCCTAGTTAATACCTTATCATATATCCAATGGTATTCATCACTAGGATTGTAGTCTAGTATAATTTTTTCCTGTGTTCTAAATACTAACTGTTGCCAATCCTCAAAGTCTAACTCATTAGCTTCATTGATAAAAAGTAAATCTCTTTTCCTACCTCTTATCTTTTGTGGCTGATCCACACTTATAAACTCTACTAGATTTGTGTTTAGTGTGTACTCTGAATTAGATTTATTATGGTCATCCTCATTATACAGGTTATGCTCTTTTAAGATATCTGTAAAGTCCCTCATTACTGATGACCTTACTGCTGGGAAAGTCTTTCTACATATTGTTACAGTCTTACCTTTGTTCTTTTGGCAATAGTAGAAAATAATATAGAGCAGAATGTTATAAGTCTTACCTGACCTTGTACCACCTTGCTCTACAACTATTTTTGATTGACTGTCTATTAAATGCTCAAATACTACATTTACCTCAACATTCATTAACGCTTAATATTTATATTAATCTCATTATCTTTTACATCGTGTTTAACTTCTCTTTTAGTTCCATTTAACCTGTGTGCTTCATCATCATCAGCTATCAGCTTCATTAGTCCTATTTGCAGAGTAGCGTTATCACTTTCATACCATTTAGATCGCATAGATACTTTCATATTAACTCTATTTTTTGAGAGTTCGCTTTTTATATCGTCTAATTTATCTAATTTATGGTTATAAAATGTAGCCTTTGTAAATGCAGTATATCCAAATATATCACCAATAAACAATAAGTTATTTTTTTTAATAACTCTTATACACTCTTTTATTAACTCCTCTGTTTTATAAGCCATAAACTCTTCTTTATTAATATATAAAAATTATTTACTTTTTTTATAACCTAGTTAAAAATATTACACCACCACATTATTTTAACTAACATTACTTAAACCTAACATTGTGTATAATTGCATTAAAACGCAACATACACGGACGTTATGTGCAATTTTTTTTATTGTTTCGCTCATATCTAAAACATACATTGCATTGGCTTTCACATTGTTTACTTAGCTTTCCTTTTTTATCCCAACAAAAAAACTGTTCAGCTTCGCTCACATAACAACGTGTATAATTAATAGCTAATACCTTGCTTTCTAACCAGTTTACATAATGGTCTGTGTATTTTCCAACACCTTTGTAATTACCAAATTCTTTATAGTATTCTTTTTGAAGTTTACATCTTTTACTCATTGCTTATTTATTTAAGTTACTTCTATTCAAACGCTACTAATCATACACAATTCCGTTAGGGTGCAATTAAAATTTCAAGCACCTTATTTAACTTCCCTACACTTTCAGCATAGAATCTAATATTGTCTTCTTGCTTTAACTCTTTAGCCACATTATACAAACCAGTATAAATACCTATCTTTTTTTCTACTATTTCTTTAAGTTCATCCATAATTAAAATTTTAAAAGCACATAACACAGTATAAAACTAATGCTACGCACATATTTTTATACAAACCGTTAGTATTTCATAATATTTATCTGTTTAATCCATTCATCAAATAAAGATATTGCATACATTCTTGATACGTTATCAAATATTAAATTGCTTGATTCAGCCCTTTGTTTGTATCCTTCTATAAATGCTTCTTTTATTATTTCTATATTTTCCATAGTTTATTTTTTAAAGTGATATAACTCAGATTCAGCTTCTAAACGTTTCTCACGCTCTAACTTTACTTTTTGTTGTAGTATATTGTTTTCTTTGTGTAAATTACCATAGACTGTAAGAATAGAATGATTAATATACACATCACCTTTTAAATACATATCACCATTATAATACAAGTTTAAAAAAAACTCCTGTTCACACACATTACCTATTGATATATCTTTTATTATATCTCTATCATAAGCATCATTGAACTGACCATTTTTAATAATTAAATTCTGTCCCTGACATAAAGCAGATATGAGGATGATTATAAAGTAAATATTATGCTTCATCAATATATAAATCAATAAACTCACTAATCTTTTTTATATCGTGTTTCTCCAGCTTTCTAATCTTAATTATTAATTCGTTTTTTCCTTTGTTTTTTTTCAGTAGAGAATCATAAATAACTCTTAAATCATTATTATACTTACAGTTTATCTCATAACCGTTTACACTATGCATAATAGTTGTGTGATGACTTGTCTTACCTAAAGACTTATACTGTCTTGCTATCTCATTAAATCCTAACTTAACTTCATTTCTTAAATAGGTGTTAGCAACGGATCTAAGCTCTATCAGTTCTCTTGTTCTGTGATTAGTTAGAATATCTCTATCTGTTTGGTCTTTTATTATTTGTGCTATTGTTTTTAGTTTCATTTTTCCTGTGTATAAATCGTTATATAATATTATCAATTACCTCAATAATCTCTCTTAACTCACTTCTCTCAAACACACCCTTTAAAGTGTCTTTATAAGTTTTTATCTCCAGCTCATAATAATCTTTCTTAACCTCTTTAATCTTAACTCTTGCTTTCATCATTATCTAATTTTAGTTATATTTTTAATCTTTAGTCTAAATGTTGCTCTTGTTGTGTAACCCATTTGCAGTTCTACCCATATATTACCAATCAATTTATTTGCATAAGAATACCTCCAATATGTTTTTAGTGTTCTGTTATTGTAGAACTCAACATACTGACTACCTATTATAGAGTATTTTAATGATAGATATTCTCCTTTGTTATCCATATACTCATTATTATTATCAACGTACTTTAAAACACCTGTAACGTTTAGTTTAGGTTCTAATACTTTGCCATCCTTTTGTAAGATGCCTCTAGGACTTAAAAAAACATATTCAGATATCTTTTTATTTAATTGTGATAGTGTGTGTAAGTTCCAAGCTGGATTCCTTATTGCACACCATTTGTAAGCAGTCCAAAAGTTTTCCTTATAATTATTAGTCTTTGCCCACCAATCAACATTCCAACCAAAACCATCCTCATCATCAAAGTAAATCCAAAGTAGTTTATTTCTTACTATTTTAAATCTTCTTAACAGATAAGCAATAGGAAATACAACAGGAGCAGAAATAAACCCAAACAGATTTAACATCATTATTCTAAGCCATTTTAAATATATCATAATTATTTAAGTTTTAAAAATTCAGCGTTCTCGTTTTTTATAAACCAATCTTGATTCTCATAATACTTATCTACTACTGCATCAATCATTACAAGCTCATCAATAGAAGCAGTCTTAATCTTGTCTATAAGACCATCTATCTTGTTTAAAACATTGGTACACATCTCAGGATTATTAGTGTAGATTATAGAATAATCATCTTTAAACACTCTCTCCAGCATATCACTTGTCCTATTTATTTGTAGTTTTATATTATGCTTGTAGGCATTTGATCCCTTTAACTCGTCATTTGCTTCTAGTAGAAGCTGACTTAATACAACTACTTTAAGATAGTTTAAATGTCTATCTGTTATTTGTTCTCCTCTATCCATTGTTTTTGTTCTTTTCTTAAATGTTTAATTTCCCTTTGTAAATAATCTAAAGCCTTTTCTAAGTCTTTTAACTCATTATCTTTTTTACCAGCTCTTATGATATACTTTAAGATGTTTCCTCTGTTAAAATTGAGCTGATAGTCTTTTATAACATCTATAACATCATAGCCTTTATTACTATTGTATCTTAATGGTGTACTCATTCTAAAATAATTCTATTTGATTTACGTTCTGTTTTTTTATAATACCTAATACAGTTTCAAAGATAGTTTTACCAGCTTCATAGTCTACAAGATTTCTTGCTATTTTATTTATACGCTGTTTGCCTTTGTATTTTTTAAAATTGTAATTATGAAAATTAGATAAAGAATCTATTAAATTTTTCGTTCTTGCTAAATCAGGATTATATCTACTACTTAATATATTAGGTAAATTAAAGTTAGTCCAATATAAATGTCTGTGTCTTTTTTGAGCTAGTATTAAAGGTTCGTAATATGGTATTACATTTTCAACTACATATTTACCATCAAAAAAAGTATCTAAAAATATAATTTCTTGATATAATTTCATATCAGGATATTTCATTTTTCTTTTAGTTTTCATAGATAAATTAAATCTACTATGTGTAGGACAAGGAGGAGAACTCCATATAAAATCAAACTCTTTGTAATGGTCTAATAAATACTGATGAGCATCTGCCACTATTACAGTATCATTAGGAAACCTTTCTTGATATAATTTAGCAAGTTCCTCATCTAACTCAACAGCAGTAACCTTTATATCTTTTTTTACTTCATTCCACTTGTATCTATTACCACCTAAACAAGCATATAAATTTAGTATTTTCATTCTGTTCTTAGTTTTAATAAGTTATAACACTCTATGTATCTTTGTTTAGCTTTTCCCCTGTGTATTTTTTTAAACAGTTCATAGATAGCCTTAGTAAATTGGTATTGTGTCTTACAGTCTTTT